GGATGTCGTAAATATCCGCCGGTAAATTCAGGACGTCGCTATACGTCCAATGCATCGTGCGGCAGATCGCTAGGTCACTGACAACGCGACCGCGGTATCGTTCGTCATTTTTTTTTCCAACGCGTCCGCGTCCATGGCGACGACGTGTTGTTCGATCGCGTCCTTGATTTCGACGAACGAATCCCAGTCGAGTCCGTCGACGATCACGGCGATGTCGTCGGGCGTCGCCCCGTCGAGTCGGACGCGCGCCCCGCCGTCGTCCGTCAACGTCCAGTCGATCAGGTACGACGCGACGACGGCGAGTCCCGTTTGTAACGTGTCGACTTGCATCGGCGTCACGCCCGCCTTGTACATGCGCGCGAACATGGCGCGACGTTCGCCGTTGGTCAACCGTTTGCGGATCGTGATCGTGTCGCCGCCCGAAATTGCCAACGTCACGGTTTCGGGTCGAACAAATCTAGACATACGGGATCCCTACTGTTCGGGGGGTCCAAGTTTCGCCAGGATCGCGGACTCGCCGACCTGTAAATCCAGGACGGGCCAACACCAACGCCCGCCGATGCGCGGCGCGGTAAACAACAACGGGCGTTGCCGGATTTGGAATTTGTCGACGCGTCCTAGGGTCGCCGTCAGTTTCCAGACGCCGTCGCCGCCCGCGGCAGTCGTTTCCAGGTTGACCGCCCAGGATGTCAGGTCGGCGGCGGTTCGGTACCCCCAGGTCAACGACCCGCCGCGCCCGCGAAAGGCAAGCGAACGAAACACGACGCGCCCGTGTTACCGCGTCAGGGTCCAACCGCCATCGTCCACGGACCCGCCGCGGAAAACGATCCCGATACCGCGGGGGCGCCTTCCACCGTGCAATCAATGTCGGCGTCGAGGTAGGCGAGTCCCGACCAATGGAACGCGGTTTCCGTGTTGTTGGGGACTAACTTCAACATGCCGGGGACTTCCGCGTCCGTCGCGGCAAACAGGATCGGCGACGCCGTGGGGTCGCTATTCCAGAACCCCGACACCGTGCCCGATACGTCCTTCAACCCGGGGACGTAGACTTTGTTGGCATCGCCGAAACACGTCACGTCCTGTTTGTTGGTTTTGAATGAGGCTTTCCACTTGTTCAACGACACGACGACGACGGGCGTAACGCCCAACGGGTCGTACAACACTTCCCCGTACCGCCCTGTTTTGATCATGATCGGTTCCCTTTCCTACCCGATGCGCCCGTCGGCGCGAACCCTACGTGATAGACGCCGCCACGGTGATACCAACGCAACGACTGGTTTTCCCCGTCCACTTCGGGATAGTTGATGACTTCGGTTCGATACGTCGTCATCCATTCGTACCCCGCGACGACGAACGGTTGATCTTCTAAGACCTGATCGATGCGGTACGCCGCCGCGCGCATGTCGTCGATCGCGGGCAATCGCGCGTCGAGTCCGACCGCCTTCACGATGTAGTCCCCGTATTCGATCGCGCGCCGCCCGAATTCCGCAACGTCGTGCGACCCGCGCAGGGCGACCGTGACGTAGCGGGTCGCCCCCTTCGCGGCGAGTTCGTAATAGACGCCGTTGGGCATCAACGCCAGGAGTTCGGCATCCGACCCCAATAGCGCGATCAATCCGTTGATGATCAACGACGAATCGGACACGGTCGGCGCGGCGCGCAGTGTCGGCATTAGTCGCCGCCCCCCGACACGTCGAGTCCCGCCCGCGTCAACAGGTCGACGAAATCCCCGTCCATGTCGCGCCGTTCCCGGATGATTTCTGGCAGGAACCCGCGGTCGGGCGGCGCGGCGGGCATTTGCCCGCGGTTGGCGCCGTTGAATGACCGCGCGCCCGCCGTCCCGAATTCGTATAACTTCGCGTGATAGGCGCGCGACTGCACTTCGACGCCCGCGTAAAATCGCCCCGTGCCCGACAGGGTCCGCGTGCGAACGCCCGCGCGCAGGTTGCCCCCTTCATGGGTTTTCGTCGAGGGACCGACGGGATACCCCATTTGAATATTCGCGGCGGCGCGATCGCCGTGCGATAACACGATCGTTTTTGCCTCGCCCGTCAGGTCGTCGGGCAAATTCCGCAACGCGGCGCGGAGTTCGTCCAACCCGGCAAACGACAGGCGTACTTCACTCATGTCGGCGCCACTTCTGAACAGCCGACGATCAATTCCACATGGCGGCGCCGATGATCGTCGACCGCGACGACAAACAACGCGTGCCCGTCCTGATCGATCAACCGCGACGCCGTCGTGATGTCGGGGCGATACGGACCCGTGACCATGACGGAGACTTGCGTCAGGACGCCCGACGACTTCGTCCGTTCCTGATCGCCCGACGCGGCGGGCATGATGTCGACAAACCAATCCGGCGGCGTCGCGTTGATCCAGGGGTCGACCGCGGGATACCCGTCGACGACGCGCGGCGGCGGCGGGTTCTGGACCGTGACGCGATGATAGACACGGCGTCCACTGGCGATCGGGGATCGGTTCAGCATCGCATCACGCCAGGGCGGGATCCCGTTTCCGCCGCAATAGGTTCGTAATCGTCGGCGACAACTGCGAAATATCTAGATCGTGTTCCGGGCCTTCCTTGAATTGGTCGTCGCCGCGGAACCGCCACAATTCCGCAAATTCCAACAAAATCGCCGCCTGGATCACGGGGTCGATCGGCGGCGGGTCGGCGGGAAACGTCAACGGGTTGACGACAGGCGGTCCCCCCTTGATGTAGTCCAGGATGATCGCTTCCGCCTGATCCAATTTCAGTTGCAGATCCGCCTGTCGCGGGTCGGGCGGATCGGTGTCGATCACGATCGGCAACTGCACATGCGCGATCGCCTGTTGAATCGTCACGTAGGTTGCCATTAGCGCGCCCGCCGTGCGTCATACACTTGTTCCCAATCGCGCCCAGGCGGTCCCGACGGACCCGTCGCGCCGTCCTTCCCCGGGTTCCCCCGTTTGACGATCAGGGACCACGCCGCCCCCGTCCCGGGTTTCGCCGTCGTCGTCGGCGCGTCGCAATGCCACATGGACCCGTCCCAGGTCACGACGGACCCGCGCGTATAGGTTGCCCCTGACGTCCAGACCTTCCGGTACCGCATGATCGGGAACGTGACGGGGAACACTTTCACCCGGTCGCCCTGGGCGAACCGTAGGGCAATCGTCCCCTCGCCGTCGTCGTCGACCGCCAGGGCGTCGAACCCTAACCCGTCGGCGCCGTCCTTCCCGGGGGCGCCGTCGGCGCCGTTTGCCCCAGGCACGCCGGGAACGGGCGGGCGGGACTCTAACGCCGCGATCCGTTCCCGTGTCGCGCCCAGGGCGTCAGGGACGGTCGCCAACGCCCCGACACGCGTGTCCAGGATGGCGACCCGTTCCAGGATCGGGGCGATGACGCGGGCGACGATCCCGGGGATGTCGCGGGCGTCGAGTTCGACGACGCGATCGTGATCGACCGCGGCGGCGGCGGCGACGTCCTGGACGCGCCCGCCGACGGTCGACAACGCGGTTTCCATCGCGTCCAACCGTTTCGCCAGGGGCGCGATCGCCCGGTCGACGGCGTCCAACATGGCGGCGGCGACGACGTCCACGTCGATCACGCCGCCCACCGTCGCCGCGCGCCCCGCGCAATCGCCGCCGCGATCCCGTGCGTCAGATTCGGATCCGGGGCGGGATCCTGAACCGTCCCAGGCGGCGGGACCGCGGCGGGCGGCGGCGCGGGTTTTTTGGCGAACGGATCCCCGGCATCGCGTTTCGCCAGGGCGTCAAGGGAGTAATACTGTTGTTGCACCATCGGCGAATTCCCGCCTTTGGTGGGTCCGACGCCGAAATACTTCTGCCGCGTTTCGTTCGGCGACAACGTCCCCGCCGCCTTCGCCGCCGCCTCGCTTCGCGTTTTCGTGTCCATCCAGATCAGATCGTCAATATCGAATTCGGTCCCGTATTGAATGACGCCCTGGGCGCCCGTGATCGGATCCAGGATCCCCAACCCGTCATCTAACGAATTTTCCAGGGCGGTAATCAGGGATTGCAAACATTGCGAGTAATACAACTGGACGAGGGGTTCAACGTTGGCGTACGGGGGCGGCGACCCGATGCCGATCATGTAGGGGGCGACGTGGAAACACGCGCACACGTTATCCGCCGTCCACTTCAATTGGTCGATCAACTGCGCGTCGACCGCCGACATGGACATTTGTTCGTACTTGAGTCCGTCGCCCAGGACGGCGACTTTCCCGACGTTGGCGCCCGTGAAATTCGCGTCCCAATACGCTTTCAGTTTTTGCGCGGTCGCATCGGAAATCGCGCCCGGGGCGAGTAACAACCCGCCGGGATGCGACCCGTTGGCAAACAACATCGTCGAATTGTTTTGGATCTTGAGTCCCTGATAGGCGGCGAGTCCGCACGCGTAGATCGGCGACACGCCGACCAACGGGTGATACATGGCGACCATCAAGTCGTGAATAATTTCCGACGCCGGTACCCACACGGGTTCGGGGAGTTCGGCCAGATAGTCGGTTTGTAATTGGTAGTAGACCGCCCCGTCGGGCGCGACCATCGGCCACACACGTAACGGGTTCAGGACGTGCATTTCCTGAACGACGCCGCGCCCGTCGCGGACTTTCAGGATGTACGCGTTGCCCCAAATCAGTTTTGTGACGATCCACTGTTCGATAAACTTTTGCGTCGTTTGGTACGCGTTCGGTTTGCGTAGGACGGGGGAAAACGCGGGCGAGTCGGTCGGTTCCCAAATGCCGTCGTCGTTTTCCTGGACGAGTCGCAGGGTTAGCTTGCCGATGTCACTGGCGATCAACGTCGCGCACGCGTAGACGGCGAAGTACGACAGGACGGAGTCCGCGCGTTGCAACACGTTTTGTTGCCACGCGCCCGCGAACGATTCGCGGATCACGGGCCACCAATACCCCGCCCACCCGTATCCCGTGCGCCCGATCGCCTGGGCGCCATCGGGCGGCGGGACGTTATCGACCCGGGATTGCGCCCATGCGCGCGTAATGTCGACGCCCAGGATCCGCACGGCGGCGTTACCGATGATGCGGATCGACGTGCGGGCGCCCTGGCGTGTCGGGGAGTCCCCCGCCGAGATGCGGCGGGCGCGGGTTGATCGTCGGCGGGCGCCCGCGGCGGCGTCGGGTCGGGTCGGTCGGTTCGATCGGCGGTTCGGCGGCGCCGACGATACGGACGTGCCCGATCCCGACCAACGTATTCAGCATCAACGGATCGTCGACCGTCCATTGATCCCCGGGCAAATACACGTCGCCGGTTTCGTAGTTCGTCGAGTAGACCAACGCTTCCACTAAGGCGGCGGGGGTTGGCGGCGGCAGGGGTTCAGACATGGCGTTGTATTCCTATCGGGTGAAAACGGATGACGCCCAAAGTCCGGTATCCCGGACCCTGGGCGCGAACGTCGCGTCGTCGTTTGTTTACTACGCGGCGTACGTCTGAACAGTGAACTGGACAGACCCCGGGCGGGCGCGTTTCCAGTTGATGATCCGATCCGCCCGCAATCCGACCAAATTGTTTTGCCACAATGAGGTCATCACGACGGTTGCGTCGGCGGGGTTCATCGGCGCGGAGTCCATTTGGACGGACGCCTCGCGCGATACGTCGATTTCGATCCCGCCTTCGTCGGCGATCAAAATCCCTTCGCCGTTGATCATCACGACGTTGTTCCCCAACGCTTGCGACGCGATCGCCTTGTACCCCAGGATCGATCCGCCCAGGGGCGACATCAACGGGAACAACGGTTGTCCCAACGGGTTCAACGCCGACGTCAACGCCAGGGCGTTGGTTTCCGACATCAACAACGTCGCTTGCGCCGTCGACATGTTCAACGCCAACATTGCCGCCGCCATTGCTTGAATGTCGGTTCGGGCGTTGGCGGGCGTCGTCCCCGCCGACGTGATCGGCGTGACGCCGTTCGTCACGGATCCGGGCGACACGTTCGCGATCGCCGCCTTCGTCGGATCGGTGAATTCGACGTCCAGGAACGTCGCGATCCCCTTCATCATGTCGTTACGGATGACGTCTTCCGCCGACGGCGTCGACGTGCGGGCGAGTTCCTCCGAAATGACGATGATCCCCGCGCACTTGGCGATCGTCAGGGTCGTTGCACTGAACGCCAGTTTGCCGACGGGTTTTGGGGCGCCCTGCCCGACCCACTGATACGTTCCGCCGCCCGTCTGTTGCGCCACGGAAATATTGAACGGCACATGACGCATTCCGGGAATCTTCGACAACACGACTTGCGCGCGGAGTAGTTCCAGGAATTCCGACGCCAGGGGGATGATCGGCGCCAACGGTCCCGCCCAACCGACGTCGGACGTGGTCCCGATCGCGGTCGCCGCCTTCAACGCCAGTTCGACTTCCGGGCACGAATCCCGCCACTGTTTCGCAATTTCGATCGCTTCCATCCGGTTGCCGCGCGCCATGATCATCGCGCGCACATAGCGCACGAACGCGGTTGCGGGCGGCAGGTTCGACTTGACCGTGATCACGCGACCCGCGGCGGGCGGCGTCGACGCGGCGCCGCGTTGCGTTGCCGCCAGATCCCCGGGCGTCGCGCCGACGGGCGCGGCGGCGGCGAGGTTTGCCGCCGACATCGCGTTGAGTCGAACGAGATGCTGATCGATCCCTTTCAGGTCGGTCGCGAGTCCGTCGTATTCGTCGGCCTGGGCGGGGTCCAACGTGACGCCGCCATCGTTTGCCGCCGTCATGAGTTCGGTTTGGCGCGCGACCTTCGCGGCGCGCGTCGCTTCCCAGGTTTTGATTTGTTCGCCGATCTTGTTCATGGGGGACGCGTCCTTCAGGGCGCGTACAACGGGAATCCCTGTAACGCCAGGGGTATGACGGGCGCCTGACGCGGCGCGGTCCAACGCTTTGATCGTGTCGATCGTCGCCGACGCGTTCGCCGGGATCGTGACCAACGACAGTTCCAACACTTCCGATTTCAAAAACCGGAACGCTTGCGCGTCCTTCATCCAGGTTTCTTCAATCGACCGGAACCCGATCGATACCGCCGCCAGGAGTCCCGCTTTGATCGACTGCCACGCCTCATCGATCCGATCCTTCAACGTCCCGGGGTCGTCGACGACGGGTAACGTCGCTTCAAAGTCCAACCCGTCGGCGGTCGGCGGAAAAAATCGGACGTGCCCGACAGGTTGGGTCGCGTCGTGGTACATCAACAGGGGGACGGGGTTTTTGAAACTGATCCCCAGGGGTTCGACGATGTCGCCCAGGCGGTCGGGTTCGGGCGTCGACGCCGTGCCGGAAATCACCCGCGTAACCGGGTCGGCGGATTTCACCCGGAGTACCGAATACGCGCGTTTCAACATGTCGGGATAGTGTGCGCCCACTCCGATACTTCTGTACGTACAGAAGTCCCTTTGTATCCTAGGGTTTACGGGCGACCCTAGGGTTTGACAGAACCCTAGGGTTTTAGTGTATAATCGACGGCATGGACAACACCCGGGCGACGACGACACGGCAACCGCGGTACG